CTAGATCATATCGCTCATGTAGAGTTGGGCAAAAAGAAGTTAGATTACTCTGAGTTTGGTTCGATGAATGATTTCTATGAAATGAACTATCAGAAATATATCGAATATAATATTCAGGACGTTGCAATTGTTGATGATCTCGATGCCAAAATGGGATTCATCGACATGGTATTGGCTCTTGCGTATTCAGCAAAGGTCAACTTCAACGATACGTTTGCTCAAGTGCGAATGTGGGACACCATGATCTACAACCATCTGCGAGAAGACAACATTGTTGTTCCGGTAAATAAAGGTGAATCTAAGAATGAACAATACACTGGAGCTTATGTAAAGGACCCTCAGGTTGGTATGCATGAGTGGGTGGTGTCTTTCGATTTGAACTCATTGTATCCTCATTTAATTATGCAGTACAATATTTCACCTGAGACTCTGAATAGCTATATGCCGCAGGCAGTGAGCATCGAAGGGATGCTAGACAAGACATTCTCTACTGGCGATTACACTAAACACAATTGTACCATTGCACCCAATGGCGCTGCGTTCACTAAAACCCATAGAGGGTTTCTTCCCGAGATGATGGAAACATTATACAGTGAACGTAAGAAGTACAAGGGCATGATGATTGATGCCCAGAAGAAACTCCAAACATGCAAGCCTGATGATAAGAAAGCCATAGAAGATGAGATTGCTCGTTGCGATAATATTCAGCTCGCGCGCAAGGTACAGTTGAACTCTGCCTACGGAGCTATTGGGAATCAATATTTTCGTTACTATGACATTCGGCTTGCCGAAGCAGTAACAATGTCTGGTCAACTTTCGATTCGTTGGATCGAAAACAAGATGAATCAGTTTCTTAACAGCACACTAAAGACGGACAGCGTGGATTATGTTATTGCGAGCGACACAGATTCCATCTATGTGAATATGGGACCATTGATTAATGCAGTGGGTGTAGAAAGAATAGGAGCTGATGATGTTGTTGACTATTTAGATAAGGCTTGCCGAGAGCAGTTTCTTCCCTTCATTGATAAGTGTTATGAAGAGTTGGCAGAATATGTAAATGCCTATGAGCAGAAGATGGTCATGGCAAGAGAAGTTATTGCAGACAAGGGATTGTGGACTGCAAAAAAGCGTTATATTCTTAACGTACATGATAGCGAGGGTGTGCGCTATGCAGAGCCCAAGCTAAAGATGATGGGTATTGAAGCAGTTAAATCAAGCACGCCAGGAGCCTGCCGGGAGAAGATTAGGCAAGCAATGTACATTATGATGAACGATACCGAAGAGGATATTATTCAATTCATCGAACAATTTCGGGAAGAGTTTGATACGTTACCTCCAGAAGATGTTGCGTTTCCTCGGGGCATTAATGGGCTTCAAAAATATAAGGGTATCAAAGACCTTTATATTAAGGGAACACCGATTCATGTCAAGGGAGCACTACTATATAATATGTTACTCAGAAAACATAAGGCGACAAAAAAGTATCCAGCCATTCAAGATGGAGATAAGATTAAGTTTGCCTATCTAAAAGAACCAAATCATATTCACGAATCTGTTATTTCCATGAGCGATTCATTGCCCAGCGAATTTGATTTGGAAAAATATATTGATTATGATAAGCAATTCCAGAAGGCCTTTGTTGACCCGCTTGGAATTATTTTGGATAAGATTGGATGGAAAACAGAAAAGGTTTCTACACTGGAAGATTTTTTTGGTTAAATGATAATAATGGTGAGGATTTAAATTATGAGTAGTGATGCGATCGGTGAAGTTTCGTTAGACAATAGCGGAATGCATTTGTTGATGGGCGGCATTAGTACAGACACATGTAAGCCAGCCATTGAGTGGATTCTAAAAAATGAACTGACAGACGATCCATGGGTAGAATTAAAACTGTTCATTAATTCTCCTGGTGGGAATTTGAGCGATGCCTTTGCCTTGATTGATGTGATGCGAGGGGCAACTGCGAAAATTTCAACTGTTGGAATTGGTGAGATTTCGAGCGCCGGGCTTTTGATCTTTATGTCTGGAACAAAGGGGCTTCGACTTCTTACTCCAAATACTGCGATTTTGTCTCACCAGTATTCTTGGGGTTCGTATGGCAAAGAGCATGAGTTGTTTGCGGCCAAAAAGGCATTTGACATAACCAGCAGAATGATGATTGCTCATTACAAGAAGTGTACCGGTTTAACAGAGAAAAAGATTAGGGAGTTTTTGCTTCCTCCAGAAGACCGATGGTTGACGGCAAAGGAAGCATTGAATTTGGGAATTTGTGATACAGTGAAGGAGATTTTTTAATATGGGTGATATTCGAGCGTTAGGGCACGCCTTGGCATCTCACAATGAGTTTGTGGATACCTATGCAGATGTAGATAGATATATTGATACGGGTTCGTATACTTTGAATGCACTTTTGTCTGGTTCTATATATCAGGGGCTTCCTGGTAATAAGATTACTGCATTCGCAGGTGAGTCTTCTACAGGGAAGACATATTTTACTATGGGAGTGGTCAGTCAATTTCTAAAGGACAACCCAACAGGTGGCGTGATTTTCTTTGAGAGTGAATCTGCTATTACAAAGCAAATGCTTTTAGCTCGGGGTATTGATCTTACCCGAATGGTGATTGTTCCTGTGTCCACAGTTCAACAATTTCGACATCAGGCTCTAGTGATTCTAGAGAAGTATATGGAAGACAAGGAATCGAATAGACTCCCATTGATGATATGTCTAGACAGTCTTGGTATGCTTTCGACCACAAAGGAAATGGAAGATAGCACCGAAGGCAAAGAGACAAAGGACATGACTCGGGCCGCAGTTCTGAAGGCTGCGTTTCGGGTTCTTACCCTAAAGCTCGGGCGAGCAAAGGTGCCTATGGTTGTGACCAATCATACCTATGATATTATCGGATCAATGTATCCGCAGAAAGAAATGGGCGGTGGGTCAGGTCTTAAATTCGCAGCCGACGAAATAATATTTCTCACACGAAGAAAAGAGAAGGACGGTACAGAAATTGTTGGTCATGTAATCCATTGTAAGAATGTGAAATCGCGACTAACAAAAGAAAATAAAATTGTCGATGTATTACTCAGATATGATACTGGATTGCATAGATACTATGGGCTTGTAGAGTTCGCAGTCGATCATGGAATCTTTAAGAAGGTATCTACACGAATCGAAATGCCCGATGGGACAAAAGTATTTTCAAAAGCCATCTACAAGAATCCCAAGAAGTATTTCACAAAGGAAATTCTTGACCAATTGGATGCCATTTATCAGAAAGAGTTTACATATGGAAGTGAGGAGGTGATAGAAGATGACGATGACATCGACGACGGAAGTTCCTGAAGAATCATTAAAGGAGTGGTATAGTCTCGTCCCAGATCCAGACAACGCCGATGCAGATTATTGGTGCATTCGGCTCGACAAGGGAGAATATACTGGGCTCGTATATAAGTATGGCGAGATTGGTGTTTCACCTAAGCTGAACGAAGACGGAACCCTTCCTGTAAATTTTGAATATGATATTCTTTTTGTTCCTGAAGATTTACGAAAAAAGGAATTTGAGGATGAAAAAAAGCAGGAGTTTGAAAATTTTATTGGTGGCATTATGATGCAAATGGTTCAAGAAGACCTAGATTCTAGTAAGGAGACTTTAGAGGATGGAGAGACTGGAGACGATTCTAAGAAATTTGTTGTCCGACGAAGAATAAACACTGAGGGTTCGGCGTTTAGTAAATAATGGAACGACTTGAAACTACCATATTAAGAAATCTTCTTTCGGATGAAGAGTTTACTAGGAAGGTAACCCCTTTTCTAAAGAGTGATTACTTCCATGATCGCCCCGAGCGATTGTTGTTTGAACAAATAGAATCTTTTGTCACCAAATATAATAGTCTTCCCACAACAGAAGCATTAGTTATTGATTTGGGGAACGATGATGAGATTGGTGAATCAGATTTTGAATCTGCTCGGAGCATTTTAAGTAGCTTTACTGATGATTATGAAAAGCCTGTGGCCGAATGGTTGGCCGAACAGACAGAAAAGTTTTGCCAAGAGAAGGCTGTCTATAATGCAGTCATGGAATCTATTCAAATCCTTGATGGTAAGCAAGATAAGACAAAGGAATCTATTCCCGAAATCTTGAGCGATGCTCTTGCCATTTCGTTTGACACAAATGTTGGGCATGATTACTTAGAAGATTCTGATAAGAGATTTGACTTCTATCATAAACGCGAAAATCATATTCCGTTTGATTTAGAATATTTCAATAACATTACGAACGGAGGACTTTGTGACAAGACACTAAACGTCTTGATGGCTGGTCCTGGTGTCGGTAAGACATTAGCCATGTGCCATTTTGCAGCATCATATCTTTCACAAGGAAAGAATGTTCTATATGTAACTTTAGAGATGGCAGAAGAAAGAATCTCTGAGCGTATTGATGCGAACCTTTTGAATGTTCCGCTCAATGATTTGTATGATTTGCCTAAAGCCTTGTATGATTCCAAGATTCAAAAGCTGAGAGAGAACACAGTTGGAAAATTAATCGTCAAGGAATTCCCAACAGCCCAGGCTGGGGTTGGTCACTTTCGACATCTGTTCAATGAGCTAAATCTCAAGAAGAGTTTTATTCCTGATATTTTGATTGTAGATTATATTAATATTTGCACCTCTTCGCGATTCAAGCCGGGAACGAATGTTAATTCATACACATATATCAAGAGCATTGCCGAAGAGATGCGAGGGTTTGCAATCGAACGCAAGGTTCCCATTCTTACTGCAACTCAAGTTAATCGTGAAGGCTACGGAAGCTCAGATATTGGAATGGAGAATACAGCCGAATCGTTTGGATTACCTGCAACGGCTGATCTGTTCTTAGCCATTATTACCAGCGATGAATTAGAAGCCCTAAATCAGTTGATGATAAAACAACTAAAGAATCGGTATAATGACCCGACAGTAAATCGACGATTCGTGGTGGGCGTAGATAGAGCGAAAATGCGGCTTTATGATGTAGACCAATCTGCACAGCAAGACGTTTCGGATGAAGATAATACTCCCGCATTCGACAAGACTAGTTTCAGCAAGAGAGATTTTTCTCAAATTAACATTTAGCGCGCCTGTCTCGCATAAATAACCATATGTGTCTGTATCAACGACATACGAGTTCACTTTAATAAAGGAGACCATATAATGGATTTCGCTACAATTATTGCTAATCTTCCGACCTACCTAGAGATTCTCACGCAGGCAGTTGGGGTATTTGCCCTTGTTGCTACGCTAACACCGAATACGTCAGACAATGCTATCGTAGATTTTATTCTCAAGTTAATTAACTTTGGCGGGGCTAATGTAGGCTCGTCTAAAAATGCCTAATTAATATATGCATTTGATAAAAATGCGTTTGTGTATGCTCATTAAGTAGCAGAGGATGTGCAGGTCGTTTTTAAATACGACTCTGCGGAAAGATGGGGAAGCTATAGAAGGTTCCAGTTCCCAAGACCCTGGACTTTTTATAGTTGAACGGGGTTTGACCCATCACACAGACGCATAGGAAGGAGTAGGAACATACCACCTCCAATAAATGTTCCTGCTCCTTCCCATCGAATAAATTTGGATATTATGTATCTTGTAAACAAGGTCAATGCTGCACTAGATAAAATTGCCGAGCAAATAATTGGTTCGGTGAATAGTGCATCTCATTGCAAACTTGTTCAAGATGCATTTCGCCCATTTGGGGCTAAGGTCCATGTTGCCTTAGATGATATGATTTCTAAGGATATGATTGTTGTTACTGGCGCATATGCTCCTTGGAGACAGCGCCAGAATATTGAGGTGTATCTAACCTATAGACCTGGTTCAAAACGCATTCTTATCACCAAGAATATATGGAATCAACTTAGGTTTGATCTATCCCAGACTCTTCAGCATGAATTAATTCATAGAATGCAATGCCAGCATATCAAAATTCCTAGTGAAGACTGGGAAGATCATGCCTGTAAAGTCTATTCTAGCAATGCCCATTTTCCGGCTAAGAGAAATGCCCAAAAGTATTACGGCGACACAGAAGAGATTGCGGCTCATGCCCATTGCATTATGATGGAGCTAAAACACTTTGCTCCCAGAACCGATTCAATTAAATTGTTACAACGGGGGAATCGAGTCCCCAAGAAGA